GAGGCCTACAGTTTTGGTAATTTTAATTTCAGTTTTATGTTTCTTATTTTTTACTGTTTTAACATTATCCAAGACCACTTCAAATGGGTTGACAACATTGCAATTTTTAATATTTCCATCATCGTCTTCCACTTCATTTCGACATCTATATGTTAATTCTACACTTTCGCCAACAGACTTACCACGGATGTTTAAGAAATAATATTCAACATCAAATGTAGGTAAGTCATCTATATTAAAATCTTCTGGAAACATACAACAATTTTGTAGAACTTGTTTGATCGCTCCAGAAGATTCTTTTTCGTCGTTTCCATCAACGGCCATCAATAAAATTTTCTCTTCTTTGACAAGAAAGGGTCTATATTTTATTTTTTGACCATTGGAGGGTAGTTCAAGTTCAAATAAAGGTACATCAATTTTAGGTAATGCCATAATTTAATTCTCCAATATAATAAATTAATTTATTTCAGGTCTGTAATTGGTAGCAACTGCTCTGACAGAATTAGCAAAAACACGACCCCGCTCAAAGGCAGTAATTACTTGCCCTCCATCTCCATTGATGGCTGCAACCTTCGCCTTATTTAATAATCCTCCTAGGTCGAAGTTTGGAAATAGACTATTGGTACGCAAATAATTACTAAAAATACCGGACCCCAAGGGTTGTTGATAATATTTTCTAAAGTTAAATGTTACAGTTACAGTTTGAGGCGAATTTCCTTGAGACCAATCAACACTTGATGGGGCTACTAGAATAGGAAAGGCATCAATTAATTTGACGCTATATATTATTTTTCCTGTGTCGTCAAATTCTTCTATCTCTATATCAGTAGTATAATTATCTGGATAGTTAACCATTCCAGTTGTGGCTTCTATTATTGCATCTTGCCATTCTTCAAAAAGTGGTTTTGGAAACAGAGAGTCGTTCGTACAATAGAATGTCATAGATATATCATCATATATAAGAATACTTGGATTAATTCTACTAGGTCCATGTGTTCGTACTGGATTTCCATTGATACCACGGCCAGGAAGCACAGTCGAATGACAAAGCATGGCCAGGGCTTGAATTCCATTGTTTTGTAAAATTTGCCCAGAAAATAATACACGAAAATTACTAACTCTAGCAATACCTTTTGATTTGTTGATGTTGGATCTAAAATTTTGAATGTTAAATGCCATTTACTTTAGTCCTGCTTTCTTTCCAGACTTTTCGTCTACTTGATTTTTCAAATCTTTCTGTTGGAAGAAACAATGCCATGTCCCATTCGCCTCTTTCAATTTTTAAATATCTGGATCTCACGTTACTTGAAAGGTATCTTTTTAGACAAGGTTTAAAATATTTATATCGACTTGCGGTATTTAATGCTTCATATGATATTCTTTGTCTTGGAAATTTATCTGTAGGTTGATCCGGCCCTACGTTTTTCATTGTTTCATATAAAACGTCCATAAATTTTGCTCTTAGTTCTGGAGGCAAATAGTGCATATTTAATCCTAAGAATCCATCAGGATAATCTTTAATGGGTATAACTAATGGAAAGGAATCATAATAAGAAAGAGACTTTGATAGTTTTGGATCATAAAAGAAGCAATACATATTCCCTAACATGGTTCTTCCCTTTAGGGTAGTTGTTTGTTTATTGCTAGTTTCTCTCATTATTCGTCTAGGAGAGGTTCTAATAAATTTTGCTTTTTGTCTAAACCATGTTCGTGAAGCCCTTGTATTTTTTGGCAATGATGATCGTTTGAACGATTTTCGTAAAAGTTGTTCAAAGGACGTTTGCGGTATTATGTTTTTTTGGTTTCTTTCTGCCATATGAATATTTATCCATTTTTAGGATTTTTATACCCAAAGACTGTAGTTTTTCTTCTGTCCATATTTCAAATACCCAACCACGATTTTCTGCAAATTGTTTTGCGTGTTCCCATTTTGAGAGGTTTGTTCCATAAGTATATACTTCTTTGATATATTTTTTAGTCTTTCTTTTAGATTTTTTAGGCTCGACGGTCTGTTTTTTTGGTTTTATTTCGACCAGAACTGTTTTTCCTGAATTGAATGTGATCTTGAGATCGACGAAGTAACGATGTCGCTTTCCGTCTATTTTGGACACATATGGTACAATAACAGTTTCGCTGCCCCATGACATAATGTCTGAATTATCATCACACCACCGAAATGCTTGCCGTTCCCAGAGGGATCTATAGACGATTTTAGTATGATCGCCTTCATATTTTTTAAGGTTCTTGGGCTTCCATTTTCCTCTATAACTCATGGTATTATGTATAAATAGTTATAGGTTAATTTAAGGAGAAAATTAATGGCCGAGCAGGACCCCATCATAACCGCCGTATCGACCCTGACCACAGCCGGCACGGTCCAGGCCGCCGCGACGGCGGCGAGCGAGCCATTGGTAGCTTCAGAAGATCCGAACGTCAACTTAACCGATGTTGCATTTAACCACAAATCAACATTTCCTGGTGACCGAACTTTACGCTTAAATTATCCTTTGAATGTAGAAGGCCCTGAGGAAAACCATTTTGTTAAATTTAGCCCTGTTGCTCTTAATAGCCCAGAATTTGTGCCTAAAGCGGCCTCTTTTAATACATCTAGTAATATTTTTTCTGATGCGATAGGCGGACTTACATCCTTTGCGGCCGAGTTGGCAGTACAGAAAGTAAAAGGATTAGTTTTAGATAAGATTAGTGATATTATTCCAAGTGAAGTGACCAATGCTTTGGGATTTCTTTCTGGGCTTTTTGGTGAAGGACCTCAAAGTGTAAGTGCGAGAAGGGCGTTAATCGAACATTTAGGAAGCATTACCTTATATACACCAGTATCCTTGCAGGAGGACCTTAGACCTTCTTGGGCTGGTCAAGAGGTTGGAATAGCAGGTGCTGAATTTGGTAATATAGTGGATAAGGCTGGGGGGTTTACTGATAAGACTATTGGTGCTGCTATTGATGCTGTCGAGAAGGGTGGTGGATCAAGTGCTTTAACAGAAATAATACAGAGGGCAGCAGGCCAGGTTGTGGGGGGGCTTTTAGGAAATGCACAGGGCGGTGCCCAGGCATTGAGATCCAGGGGGCTTGCAACAAACCCTCATCTTGAAGCATTTTTTAAAGGCATTGATTTTAGGCGATTCTCTTTTGCGTTCAAGTTGGCACCTAAAAACCAAAAAGAGGCTTTAGAGATACAGTCAATTATTGAGTCCTTCAAATATTTTTCATTACCTGGTTATGCAGCAGATAGTAGAGAACATTTTTTTACAAACCCCCAAGTGTGGAGAATACAATATTTTAATGCCAATAAAATGCATCATTTTAAACATTGTGCTTTAACTGGAATTGGTGTTAATCGTGCAGCCTCAGGAACAAATAGCACCTTTTATGATAATCAGCCAGTCGAAGTTGATCTATCATTAACCTTTATGGAACTGGGCATCATAACTAAAGATGATGTTTTGAAGGGGTTTTAATACTTATGCCTAAACAATATTTTCAAATGTTTCCTAAAATTGCATATGATATAGATGGTGATGCAAACAACTTTAAAGTTGTTACTGATGTTATGCGCCGTGTGAGAGTAAAGATGCAAGAACTTTCAGACAAGGTTATCTATGATCGATATTCAATGCAAGATGGAGAGACTATAGAAAGTGTCGCATATAAATTTTATGGAAGCCCTACTTATCATTGGGTATTATTGTTGCTTAATAATATAATAGATCCTATTCATGGTTTGGTATTGGATGGCAATAAATTTAATGATCATTTAAAGTCAAATTATGGTTTAGTTCAGAATACTGTTTTAAGTTCTTTGGCAGTAGCTAGATGGGATGTAGATCTTAATAAAGTAGATCAGCCGTGTAAGGTTATTGCAGGAGGAGACCCGGTTGGTCCTGGTAGACCTAAAACATCCTTTTATATTCCAGAATTTTCAGGTGACGCTCCAGGTTGGCCAGCCCATCCATATTATAAGACCCCCTTTGACGTTCCTGGATCGGCTGGATTAAAAATTTATCAACATGGTGCGAAAACTACGACATACTGGTTTAGCCCTGGACCAGGATCTGTTCCAAGTGATAGTGCAACAATTCCTCCAACTGTCACCGTGGGAGATATATTAACGTTCACTTTTCCATATGTATGGTGGAATCCTGCTGAAGATAAGTTAGGGTATTTGCCTAAGTTGGCCTACGGAGTCAAACAAAAAGTTATATATTTAGACAAGTTTTCGATCACAACAGATTTGGATTCTAGGGCACTTCCAGAATTGGATCTAGACGACACTTGGATACAAAGTGATGGATCTGATATTGTTACGAGTCCATCGGGAGAAATTTTACCTCGGCTTCAACATGATTCTAATCTTAAATTGGGTGCAGGTCAAGGAGGACTTAATATATTTACAAATTTACATCATTTTGATCAAACAACATATAATACAGATGGGTCGCAAAGTGGAACTGTATCTGTTTCTGCGGATGCATATGAGAACCCAAATGTAAATTTACAATATGGAGTTGTGTCTCCCATCAGTATTTTTGAATATGAAAGTGATTTAAATGATACCAAGCGAAATATTCTTATTTTAAGAAAAGATTTATTGTCATCATTTATTTCTGAATTTGAAACCCTTATAGCGAGATAATCAATGGCAAGAGTAGAATATGATATAGGTCAGGTGGTGATAGACGAAATAGCCATCAGAACATTTGATAATAAAGAGGTGAGTATTATTGACCTTGTCTCTAAATTGAAATTTACTCAAGGTATATATCATGCTAATATATTTGGAGAATTAACAATTTATGATGCTGCTGGATTTGAAGAAAAAATGGGATTACATGGAGAAGAAACATTATATGTTAAATTTAATGTGCCCTTGATGCAAGGATATACTGTTTCCTTTGAAGCAAGTATAATAGGAATCATAGGCAAAGTTCAATTGCGGGATAATTTTTATGCATATAGCCTTAGTTTTGTGTCTAAGGAGGCTGTTACAAATTTTAAAACTAGAATACAAAAAACATATAGAGCAAAAACACATTCTTTTATAGCCAGAGAAGTTTTTAATAATTATTTAAAATGCGGGGAACAAGGAAGACCGAAGAATATATTTAAAGAAGCCCCATCACCTAAAGAGTTGGTGGTTTTAGATGAGACTGTAGGAATAACAAATCGCTCCTTCAATAATGTAACTCCTATGGGGGCAATTGATATATTGGCTTCTAATGCAAAGTCTGAAAAAAGTAGTGCAGGTGCGAGCTATTTGTTTTTTGAAACTTTAGATTCTTTTGTATTTGGGTCCTTAGAACATTTAATATCACAAGATTCTATGGCAACATTTAGATATACTGGGTTGGGGGAATCAGTACAGGCACTTGATATAGCAGAACGTAATTTGGAAGAAACTTATCATAAGTTTTTATCGTTGTCGTCTTTTAATTCACCTAAATTAAATGCTGGAGTTTTAAATGGTGTATATTCTAGTAAGTCAATATCATATGATCCTGTAAGAAGGCGCTCGTCGGTAAATAAATTTAATTATTTTAATACTTTTAATAATTATCCTCATTTGAATAGTGGAAAATTAGCTGATGATGTGACTATGGGTGATAATTACAATTCACACATAGATATGTATCCAACACAATATGGAAGATGGGAGTTTAGCGATGAAGATAAATTTGGTCCACAGAATGCTCTGTATAGAAATTCACAATTATTACAATTATACCATGGAATAAAATTTAATGCAGAGTTGTATGGCTATCCATCATTGAGACCTGGAAATGTTATTTATGTTGCTGTTCCAAATATTGGTCCGGCCCAGGCGCTTGGAGTGGATACATTGTATAGTGGAAAATATATTATAACTGCCATTGAACACGTTTTAGTTCAAGATAAAACACAAGAAAGACCTAAACCTAAAATGGTGACCAACCTGGTGTTGGCCAGCGATACTTTTGGATATAGGCCATGATGGAGAATATGTTATGAAATTTGATGGTACATTTTTTTGGTTTACAGGAATAATAGAAGATAGAAGAGATCCTTTGGGCATTGGTAGGGTTAGGGTAAGGTGTTTTGGGATAGATAATGAAAGTAGAAAAGAACAGCCAACTCAGGATCTTCCTTGGGCATATCCTATGCTTCCGTTTAATAATGACCAAGTTGTTCATCCTCCAAAAGAGGGTACTTGGGTTGTTGGTTTTTTTAGAGATGGAAAGGAAGCCCAGGATAGAATTGTTATGGGCACTATAAATACTGGAGCCTTTGATATTAGCAGCAGCACAGAGATGACGTAGGAGGAAAAGACAAATGCCAATACCAGGAGCAGGACCTAGTTGTCCCGTAAGTATTTTTGACACAAGTATTGATTTATTTGATCCAGCTAAGATTAAATCTGCATTAGGTGCGCTTGAAAAGGCCTTTTCAGATCAAGTTACAGAGGGTGTGGAATTGATAAGAACGGTAACGACTGCTATTGCAAATCCTGATGAACTAATTAATAAAGCAAAAGCTGGGTTGAGTAAGTTGTTGGATAGAATTATTCTTGAGGCGGAAAATATACTTGAACGATTAATTGAAGAAGCCCTTGATTTCTTATTGGAAGAATTCAATAAACTTATGGAACAGTTATATAGATTTTTCATGAATTTAGTGAATTTGGTTAACGCAATTATTGAGGGCGCTTTGCAGGCTGTATGTGATGTTCTGACTGGTGTCTTAAAAATAATCGAGCATTTTGTAAATGCTATCGACGCGGCAATTGATACAGTAACGGGTCCAGTATTTAATGTTATTGATGCAGTAGAAAATCTTAATTTAACGAAAGCTCAGGACGCGGCAAAGAAAGAATCCGATAGTCCTGAGGTTGAAGATGATCCCCAGTTCATTAAGTATTTCTCGTTTGAAGATGGAAAATTGGTGAGGAAAGATAAGAAGGTGTCAACTGATGTGAACATTAATTTTATTTCAAAGGCAAAGGATAATATAGGTGAATTTTTGGGAGGAACTACTACAGAAGAGGCCGTCGCTGGATAATGGCTACTGACACAAAAAACTATCCATATGGAACAGTACGTCAGGCTAAATTGGCTCCAGATCCTATACGAGATCAAGATTCTGGAGTCTTGGCTTTTGGTGAAAATGCAGTATATGATAATAGATTTCGAGTGTCAGAAAATGGAATTGTTTTAGGTGCGCCAAGAAAATTTAAAATTAAAACGATTAAAGAATATGCTGATGGTGGTGAAGAGGTTTCAGAGAATTATCCATTTATCGATACGTTGAAAAAGAAAGTTCTTGAATCAAATACTCCGAGGGCAACAAGAGGAATACGGCAAGGAACACCTTCAGATGGAACCGCAGGGGATTCATCAATAGAAGGAGGCGGCCATAACTATGTACACACATTTTTTGCTTCTCTTCCTGCTACTGCTAAACCTGGGGCTACTGTCAGAAATCCTATAGTTGCTTTTCCTCCAGAAAGATCCTCACCACAGTATCCATATAATTCTGTTCGATTGACAGAAAGTGGTCATTTATTTGAAGTAGATGATACACCTGGCGCAGAACGAATCAAAGAAGCACATAGACGAGGAACGTTCTATGAAATTCTAGATGATGGCACAAAGGTCACTAAAATTGTAAAAGATAAGTATACATTGGTAGTAGGAAATGATTTTGTAAATGTCCGGGGCGCTGCAATAGTTACGGTTGAAGGAGATTGCAATTTATATACAAAAGGAAATTTAACGCAGCAAGTGGGTGGTGATTATAATATAAATGTCAAGGGCGCATATAATTTGAAATGTAGAAGTAATATGGCGGTTAAGGTTGATGGAAATTATCATGAAGTTATTACAAAAAATAAAAATAGTGATATAAAACAAGACAAAAAAGTTGAGATTGGGGCCAATGAATCAAGAATGGTTGGAACAGGAAAAATGTTTGGTGGCGTTCTTTCAGTTGGTTGGTTAGGAATGGGAAATAGAAGCATTTCTGTTTTAGGAACAGAGAGCAAAATGGTTCGTATGAATAAAAATACCTATGCCTTTAAACACAGTTCTTCTGGCGCGATGTATGAAACTACAGCACTTTTTGAACAATCATCTCTTACGTTTTTGGGTAATACAACTATTGCTTCTGGTGGGTTTACAGGATTGATAGGGGATCTTGGGTGTATGCTGTGGTCTGGTGTAGCTATGTCAAAAACTCCTGGTGGTTCATATCCTACTAGTCAAGTGTATATAACTCCATCTTCAGCTTTTATGACGGCGCTAAGTACGAGTATGATAATAGCTCCAAGGGTTCAGATGACTGGTACTGGAAGTGCAGCCATAACTGCTCCAATTATAACACTCAATTAAAGGGAAAATTACTAATGGGAATATCAGTAACAATTTCGGCTATATGTACAGGGCATCCACCGTTTCCTCCTAGAGGAAGTGTGGGCCCAGGTGTTCCTACAGTTCTAATTGGAGGCAAACCGGCCATGGTGGTGGGGGACACATTTCTTCCTCATTGTGCGCCTATGTTAGGGTGCCATCCTGGATCAGTTATAAAGGGGTCTCTAACTGTTTTGATTGGTGGCAAGCCGGCTGCTAGAGTGGGCGATCAAATAAGTTGTGGATCGACAATCATGGGCCCTGGTGTGCCTACAGTTCTTATAGGAGGTTAATTGTGGCGACATTTGAAATAAACCCAACTGTTCCTGATGACGAGCCTGTTCCAAAGTCGTCCAATACACAAGTTATTAATAGTGTACTGTCTCAATTAAATTCTGGAAGTGTTTTTGTGAATCCTGTTAGGCTCACATCTTTAACTGGCGGCGCCGATTTACATTCAATCATGATGGCCTCTATAGAACAGGCCCAAAGATTGCACACACAGTTTTTTATGGGACCTACGCTTTTTCGTTCCGGTGGTGTTATTGGGCAAGATGATTGGGCTTCAGATTCTAGTTATAGGGCAAATTCTGCGGCCACTTCCGGGTTTGTTCCATTTCAATCTGATTCTGTGTCTCGTAGGTATCCATATGGATCTAATGGGGTTTTATTATTTGATGAGACAGATTGGCCAGGACGAACCGGGACTCCTATTGATTCAGCAAATTCATTTGTATATTCTGATCTTAAAATATTGTTAGAACAACTTGGTGCTCCTCCTCACCGAGCAGATTTTGATGTTTGGGGGATCGCCCAACCGTCCAGAACAATTTGGGATCTTACGAGGGATTATTTTGACCATACCGATGTGCGAAGTGGAGTAAAAAAATATAATGATCCAACGTTATTTTCTAAGGCCGAGGGGGAGGGTGGAGAATTAGTGGGTGTATGTAAATATTATTCTCCAGGAAGAACATACCAGGAAAATCCTTATGGCACTAGTGAAAAAATGAGATTAGAAATGAGAGAGCTGGGCCCAGGAGA